GGTGCAAGAAGAAGATTTCTGTATTGGTTGTAAATTGCTTTGGTTGGGAAAAGCAAACTGCCTTGAGACGAACCTGTGTCGAATGCAGAAGATCCAGAACCAGCATAGTGTCCGTATGAGATAGAAAAGTAAATATCGGCATTTGATGATCCTGTTGGAGCATCATACACATTGGTATAATACAATCCATTCAAAGGTTCAAACAATGATGCGGATTGCTGTACTTGACGGCTGCTGGTGTAAAATGAATCCCAACTTGCGGTACCATCACTCCATAAACCAGTTGATACTGGTTGAGTTCTGCCCGCCACTATGTCCGTTGTATCAAATTGTTTGAAAATCATGGCTGAAGATTATTATGAAGTTGTTGAGCCTTTTACAGTGACGGTCACTGGAATGGTGACGGATCCACCGCTTTCATTTCCAACCACGGTCAACGATGTCGAGAGCGTTTGAGTCAATGACGAATTTGGAACGAAACGGAAACGCAATCCCAAACTGACTTGTGCGGTTGTGGAAGAAACGTCTCCGATGAAAGTAGGAATGGTTGCGTTTGTGATGTTCTGCAACTGCTCGCCAATAATTGTTCCAGCTGACTTGTTTGACAAAATTGCCGTATATCCCAAAGTTGTGTTGTAAACTGGATTTGTTGAAGGAACAATGACAACTTCTCCCTTGTAATCCTTGTCCACATAAATGGCACTTTGACCAAGCGAGATGATAGGAATGGATGTTTGGCCAGAAGGCAATGTCACAAGCTTGTATTTCAGCAATTGTGTTTCATCGGTGAAAGCTTCGAACACAGGCGTGTTGCGGATTGCCAAATCATAGTATGCAGAACCTTGAGGATGATCAGGTTGATACAAACGATAGTCTATTTCATCATCGGCCAAAGCATATGACGTGATATTCAAACCGCCATTTGCCGCGAGTAGCTCTCTACCCTTCTTTGTCAGCACCGCATCAACGGTAATAATCTCATTATTGATATACGCCATATAGTGTTACTTTCTCAATAAATATATATCTAAATACTTTTTTTACTATTTTTACACGGTTTTTGTTTCGACTGGCTCTGTGTTGTCCAAAAGACCGGTTGTAGGATCCACGGTGGTCTTTTTGTTTTGGCTGTTCTTTTTCCATTTAAATGGGGCGTTGGTATTATCGTATGAGTTGATTTCCTTTAGGGAAAATTGCTGCTTAGAGTATTTATAATGGTTTGTATAATAACCATTCATCAATATCGCATTGCTTGGATAATATTGCATGGAATAGTCTTTTCTGTAGCTTATTCCTGATGATAGAGCCCCAAAGAATGGGCCATTCGTATTATATCTGAATATGTCAAAAATGCTGCTGCCTGTTGGTGATGTATAAAATGTCGTGTCATATTTTGCAAGATTCAAAGATGCAGGTATGCCGCCACTTATATTTCCGTAAAAGTAATATGAACCAGAGAAATAATCAAACAATCCATTATATGATAATGGATATGCCGATATATAATCGGCACCAATTCTTATGCCCGGAGAAAAAATCTCACCCTGTCCAGAATCACCAATTATTGTTCCATACAAATTTCCATCCAAATGGTGTGATGAAGATATTTGATAATTTACCGCCGAACCTACAAATCCCGGATTAAAATCCACACGACCCACGAATACCGCATTCAAGTAAGAACAATCTTGACTATATTCAAATAACACAGGAAGTTTTGCGAGATTTATCTTGTAGTATGAAGATGTGATTGTTTGGAGACTTCCATTCAAGTTTACATAGGTATCGTAATCATCCAATATTCTTGACCCCGTGTACATCAATGGATTTTGACCAACATGTTTGTTTGTTTCACTGATATATGTTTTTACATCGGAGTTTGATGTAAGATAATATTTGTTTTTTACTTGTATTTGCTTCTTTATCTTTATGATATCCGCTCTGTAATATTCTCCATTGTAGTATGTTATGCCATTATCAGAATATACTCCAAACCCATACTCATCTTCGTCCTCTGGGAAAAATCTCTGATTTACATCCTCAACTATGGTTGTTCCGTCTATTCTTGTGGTCAATGTGTCGCGCAAATCCGATGCCTGTGTTGCTGTGACATTTCTTGAAACCGGTACCGTTGAGTCTCTCTGACCAACGTTTTCTCTCTTGATTGGTTTTAACTGTATTTTTGGACGCTCCAATATGGTCGGTTCAACCAATATTCCATCAATGAGCTTTGCTCTGGCTGGAACCACGGATTGAATGTATTTGAACATTGCCTTGTCGAAATAAAAACGAACAACGTTCATGAAGAACTGATAATCTATGTTTCCAAATCCCTGATCATAGAATATTTGTCTGAACTTTTCAAATCTCGCATATGAATATTCATATACTGTCGAAGGGTCTCCTATCAATTCACTTAATGGATATTCTCCAAAGAATTTTATTATCTCCGTGTTTTGTATTTCGGCGGGAGAGAAAAACAAACCAAGTCTATTGGAATCGACAGAAACAAGCTTGCTGGATTGGGCCGATGATCTTTCCGTTGATGACAAAGGAGCCAATAGTTCTTGCTCCATATAGTTTATCTTGTTGGTTCTGAATTTGCTCGCACCATAATCTGGTAATTTCACTGTCTGACGAGTGTCCTTGCGTGTAAATTGATATGGGAAAGCAGCAACCAATGAAGGATCACATTCACTGATCTTCTCGGCTATTGTCAGTTTTTGTGGGAAATTATAAGCCTCGAATGTTGGAAAATCTGAGCGAAATGCCAGATTTGAAAGAGAAGAGGATGTGGACGAGTCATATAGGTCAATAGGTCTCTCAAATGATATTCTTACAAGATTATCAACGATCATGTTGACTGGAGATTCCGAGTCATATGAATTTTGATGGAGCGTGTGACTTTGGAATCTAAAATCATCCAACGGAGCTTCCCACAATTTTATCTCGTCTATGTTTCCAAAAAATGCCTCTGGGTCCAAATTCAATGACGCGGTATTTTGACTGTAATTTCCAACATACACAAATGAACCAGAACGGAATTCAGAATTGTAACTTCCACTCAAATATTGACTCGCGGTTGCTTCGAATGTTATGCGCGAATCTTCCGCTCTTTGTACAATAACATCGTACTTTATTGGATATTGATCTATTTGTGATGGGATAAAATCATACATCTCAAATCCCACGGATGCATCATTTCTGCGTATCATCGCATGATATGTGTTTCCATCAAACAAAGGTGCTTTTTCTGTCATTATCGTTTTAACCGATCCGCCACCGTTGTCTATGCTAAAAAACAATCTTCCCCAAGAAAGTCCCTTGTCTCTGTACACTCCAACCACCCAATGGTTTGGACAGTTAACAAGCCTGAATACATGACCTTCCTCGCTTATATTGTCTGTGTCAAATGCAAAATTGAATTCCAACGTCTGGGCGCTTCCCGTCCAATTGAATTTGAAATATTCTCCACTTCCACTGAAATATGGTTCGTATTTTACTTCATCCACCACATACAGTGAAGTATCCTGAAGATTATGAGAGTTTTGTATACCACCATATTCTTTCAGTTTTATGACGTTCTTTGGAATTCCAAAACAGCTTAGTAGTGATGATAGCGATGCTTCTGTTCCCTTTGTCTTGTAGATATATGGAAGGCTGTTCAATATTCTCTTCCATATTATTTGATTACGTTCCATCTCAGACAATGTGCGTGAAAGTTCATATAAAGGACTTCCCACATCAAACTGGGCTTTTGAGAAGGATGAAAGAAGAAGCGGTAGATTTTCCTTTGAGATTTCCGCTTCCCATCCCAATGATGCAAGCATGTCTTGTACAATATCGACAGATATTCCATAATTCGGGCTGCTTGAATAATTGTTCTTCTCGGTAAACTGCTTTACCATCAATGAAATATTGTCGAAGAAATGACCGATCATTCCCACAAAAATAATATAATCGGCATTTTGTTCACGATCTTCCACTATGAACTGTGGAAGATTGTTTATCAAAGAGTTTATGTTTTCTCTGTCATACAACGACGCGGACGCATCATGTTCCTGATACCATATAGGATTATTGTATAAGAACAACTCATATCCGTCCATCGATGCCTCCAAATCATCTATTTCACTGTTGGCATCTGTAATTTCCTTTGCATAAAACTTGTCGTCTGGATTAGTGTCCAACTTTGCTTCCAAATCGGCTATGTTTTCTTTTATGGTATCGATTTGAGATTTCTTGTTGGCAAAAGCATCAACACGAAGTCTTGCCGATGAGAAATTAACAAAATTTTCAAATTCCCTATAATTCGTGTTGTCTGGCATCACATTAGCATTGCCAGAAATCTTGGAAATCATCTCGTTATAAAGACTGCCAGTCTGATCTATCAATTTTTCCATTGACAATGCTTCTGTGGAATTGCCTTGGCTTTCTACCTTTATGTTGAAATTTGGTCCTCTTAAAGCGAATGTTTGTATTATGTTCTGTGTGAAATAATACAAATTTTGGACTATTGGCATGAAGCCAAAATTGTTATTGATCCAAACATCGCCGCCAATATCAACGGACTGTGGAAGAGGCTTCTCCAGTTTCAATACAAGTCTGTCGTGGTATCTTTTGTCTTCGGAATATACTATCTTCTTATTAAGGATGGAAATTTCTCCTCCATCATAATTCAGATAATTCTTAAAGTATCCAGATAGATCTATGTTATGTTTTACCTGTAATTTGTAAAATGCTGGGTAAAATACATAATTGTAGTATATTGTCTGCAAGAACGCCAAAATCTGGTCATACTCGGCTGGTTTTGAATTTGTGATGCGATTCAGTTCCTGATCGGTTATGAATCTGAAAAGACTATAGTAATAATCTTGAATTTCTTGGAATGTCAGACCAGTTTCATAATTCTGATACAACCAATTTTTGAATTGGTCATACACACCAAGTATGTCATTTGTGGAAATTTGGCCGTTGTTTCTTGTTCCTCCGCTGCGAACTCCATAGTACATGTCGGTGATGAATGATATCACATCAATGTCATTTCCAGCATCATTTTCACGGGTATTGAATCCGTAATTGAACTTGAGCAGCGCCGACCCAGTTGGGTCTTGTTCTTTTGCCGCGTAATAAATATTATATATCTCTGGAGAAGAAATTGCATCAACAAGATCGTCTGCAATCTCTTTAATTTCAACTTGATCATTCGCAAATACTGAAAAATCCTTGGTTAATTCAGTTTTTACCCCATTCAATGTCTTTGGAATCAGCGCAATTTCATCACGCTTTGTGGATATTGCGTCTATCATCAATTTGTCATCTGATGATTTTTCAGACCCAATGATATTTCTTAGCAATTCTATTGTTATCTTATAATTGCCATCGTTTATGTTCAAGTCGCGAAAGTTTTTCGCGATATCTATGAACAACGAACTTGTTTCCCCAGAAAGAACCGAAGCATTACTGTTGAATACAGAATATGAATAAGTCACATATCTGTTTGTTACATCATAATACGATTGTGTGTAATTCCTATACGATCCGCTGAAATACACCATTGAAGATGTAACCAAAGTGTCGTCAAAATTATATACGCTTAGTTTGATGGCGTCTTTTTCCGATTGTCCAAATGGAAAGTTTACAGATGAAATTCCATTGGTGTAAAATTTAATATCATCTTCTGTCATCGTTGAACCATAATTCAATGACGAAGTATTTTGCGTTTTATACTTTATGTCGGTAATGTTCATAGTTCGTTGAACGCTGTAGAATATCTTGTTTCTACTTTCACTGGATCATATACCGCGTTTTGCAAAGGTATGGTTATCGATGATGAATACATTTGACCAACTACATTCTGTATTACCAAATTTCCGTAAGAATCTATGTTTGGGATTATTGATCCGCTTCTGTATAGATTCTGAACATCATTTTGATTGTATCCTAATAAATTTGGATTCGGTTTCATCTTGAAATCTTGAAGGCGGTTGGAATCGGGAATGTGAGAACCGAACCGCTCTGCTCGCAACGGATTTCAACCTTAAAATACCTTTCCATCGGAAGACCGCTTGTGTCCAATGTAAAATAATTTCCGCTGCCATCAAAACTTAAACGGGTATATTCATCATATGGAATAATGATGTTTTCGCTCTCTGCATCCTTGATCTGATAAAAGCTCGATGAAGGCAAATAGTATGGCTCCAAATAGTCAGAAAGTTTGTTTGTGAATGTTTTTACTGGATATCTTTTTCTTGCCGCGACATCCATTCTTACAATAGAACCAAACTTGTATTCCTTTGCCATGTTTTTCATGTTGACGACGGCATCTCTTATCTGAATAGGATCTGTGGAACCCGTGACAAACACAGAGTCATTCCAACATACATCGATATATGGAGAGTATATTGTGTTGGTTTCTTTGCTGAAGAACTTCAATGATCCGTAGTCGATGGAACTTGTTTCATCTCCATGCATGAGAATCACGCCATTATTAACAATGGATCCGCTTATCCAAGCATATACCATGTTTGTGATGTCTATACGAGCATCTCCGCTTTGATAATCAAATGTCTGTCCACTTCCCAGCGATCCTGTGGTTTGTGCAGAAGAGCTTGGAAAATACCAATTTTCATATGAAGGCTGGACATATCCAGATCCAGTTCCGACCACTCCCTCGGATACCCACCAATTTCCACCACCCGTGCAATCCACCAAAGATCCACTGTTCCATTTTTGGGCTATTCCATCCACAAACTTCCAAGAAACTCCATCCGCAACTGCCGCACCATCATATTTGTAACCAGTTCCCATAATCCAAGATCCAGAAATCGGGTAAGCCGCCAAAGAATACTTTGTTGGAACTTCCACACTCTCGCATATTTTCAAATTTAGGAAAAATTTTGGATTAACTGGTTTATTTGCATCATCGGAAATAAGTGACGCGGAAATTTGTCTCATGTCAAATTTGAGCAATGCTCTTGACAACACTGCCCCAGCCGAAGGAGAATTTTTGTATACATAAGAACTAGATACAACCCTTGGATCAGTTGACCCAGAATCATATGATGCGGACATAGACCCGCTTAATAGTTCAATACTTGAACTTGTATATCCAACTTGGATAATATACGAACCTTGACTTGCACAACTATGAAAAGAAATTCTCTTTTCAACCTCAAGAATTTCATCCAACCCCGTATTTTTGAACATATACGATGGATCGTTGCTTATATATGCGTCTTCGGTTGGATATAAAAAGTAGTGCATTTGCTATGTTCTTTACATTATAAATATACGCCGAGCCCAATAAATTGAGCCTATATTTACGCCACTCTGCCTACTATGTCTTTGGTTGGGAATCTTACTTCAAATACACTTGGATCTATGGAAGGATACACAACCTTATCGACGGTAGCTTTTGCTATATCATATTCGAATGGAGAATAATCTCCGTCACGAGATGTCAAATTTTTGATTTTTAGCTGAGTTACCGATTGTACACCGTCAATCTTTGCAATTTCAAGTTCAAGTCTGCTTAGGTTGATTGGTTGGCAGAATTGCATGTTATTGATATCAAAATATTGCTGAACAATTGTTAGGCAGTTTGCCAAAACTTCACGCTTATTATAATTTTTATAAGCTATAATCGTAAAATCCACGCCAATATTAATGATATATCCGTCTAACATGTTCACGCTATCGGTAAGCATGCGATATTGATTTAGATAATTCTTTAAATTCTGACGTATTGCTTCGTTTGTCGTAATAAGACGTTGACTTGTATCATAACAAAGCAGATACAAGTTCACGGCAAATGGATTATTTTGAGAAACCGTTCTCGTGTTTACTGCCGATGGAGAAAATGAACTTGTAACATCTGCGCTCGGTTGAGCTTGAACATTTGCTGGATCAAGTTGGGTGTCTGTTACGGCATATGCTTTTGCTATAGATCCATACTTCGATGGCATTGCATAAGAACGAATCATATAGTCTTTTTGTGTTACTGCTCTGCCTTGAGACGAGAAATTTGCAAGTGCATTGTTTCTTATTTCGTCGTTTGTTTCCGAATTTTTTCCACCCGTTGCCGCCGTTGGATTGTTTACCTTTATGGACTTTCTTACCAAGCTTGTCAAATTTTGATCAAAGACTGGCAATTCTGTCAAATCTCCAAAAAATTCAACCGATGTCACATTCTTTATGCTATTTGCATTTACATTACTTTGAATTCCTCCGCCAACTATGTATCTTATAGTCAGAGTTGTATTTGATGGGGCTTGGCCAAATGCTCGTGACGAAAGAAAATTCGAAGGATCGTAATTTACACTTTCATTTCTGAATGTGGAAACCTTGCCCACGGTATATACACTTGGAACAATGACCTCATCATCGGACACTCCAGTACCAGAACCGAACTCCAAGAATGTGCTGTTATCCGCATTAACTCCCGTTACAAATCTCTTGGATGTGCGAATGTATTTTAATATAAATGGAACCGTGTCTCTGTACACGGAAAGTGCGGAATCATTTTTGAATATATTTTCGGTCTCAATAGGAACAAGATCTTGTGCAAGATAGTCGGTCTCATACCACCGATTTCCATCCGAATCATATACGTCAAAAACCTCTATCACGTTTGTATCAGTCAAATTTATCTTGAAAAATGGCACAGGGGTGGAGACAGATACCGTAGTGGTGACCAATTGTCCAGAAAATGCATCAACTGTCTTTTTCAATACATAAAATTCAGGTTGTCCAGCCGCATTTCTTTGATAGACTGAAATTTCCAATGGATCATTTTTTGTATCAACGGTGAAATCAACCGGTACGTTGGTTAGAAATGACACACCAGAATCACTCACACATGCCATTCCCGGCTTTATGATTTGGGCATATGACATGTCTGGAGAAATTGACCCATCCTCGTTTATTTTTGATGGTACCAATTGATACACGTCAAGTCTTGTAACACTTGGCGCTGTTGGTTTGAATTTATATCCCATAGAACGCGCTGCATCAATTATGTTTTGACGCTCTTCCGCATTCACCAACATGGACTCTTTGAATTGGTAATCTATGTAATATGACAACACATCCCCGACATATGCAGCCATTTCAATGAACATCATTCCCGTCGATGCATCACTGAAATCCTTGTATGTATCTGGATAATATGTCTTGGCAAAATTAACAAGCGATTCTTTTAATTGAGAAAAATCCTTGTTAAGATACTTTACATCTTTTTTGCCCGGCTGAAAGGATTTTGGTGTATCTAGAATCATATGTTGGTGGTGTTCATATTAACTTCAAGGACTTGTTCATTTGTTATACCAACAGATGGAACGGTATATTTTACGGTAACATGAATCAAATTCTTTGATGAGTCTGTTGTATTATCAATATCCACGGATTCCACATTAACATAACGCATCCAATTTGTTATATCCTTGCGTATAGTGTCTTCCACTATGGAAACCAAATTTTCCGTGTTTTGTTCAAACAATACATTCCATAGCCCAGATCCAAATTCGGGATTCATTCTGCGTTCTCCTTTTTTTGTTCTGAGAAGCATATTGAGATTGCTTTTGATTTGGTCCGATATGCTGAAACTTTGTGCAAAATACCCTTGGTTGCCACGTGCTATTGGCAAAGTTATTCCATATGGTTTTGCATTGGTTGCCATTTATTTATGGGCGTTTTGCCTTCGCTTTGGCATCAACTGCCTTCATAAGCTGAGAATAATCTCTATTGAGGGCACTTGCTACCGCCGCAACCTCTTTGTTTTCATTCAAAACTTGGGCTGGAATGGTTTTGATCGTGTCCATTACAGTTGGAGCGGTTGCTTCTTCTTCCAACGGAACTCCGCCGACGGTTTCATTCAATACCTGATTCAATATTGGATTGGATGTAAATGTTCTTGGAGTCGGAGCGGGAGGTTGCTTCATATTTCCATCTAAGCCAACGTTAAATAGCTTCTTCGTAGGCTTTTGTTGAATAGTAGTATCTGTTGTTTTTTGATTTTCCAACAGACCGCTTGAGTTTTGTGTGATTTTTTCCGCCAAAACTTCCATGAGAAGTTGAGGAAGTGCATTATTGACTTCTTCTTTGACCAACGTTCTTATAATTTCTACTAGTTCGCTCTTTTTCATATATATTATAAATATAATCGTAGTTTAGTTTATTGTTATCCTCCGCCACCAATCTTTGGTAAAGATGGCGCCCCTATAGATGGTATTTTTGATGTTAAATTTGAAGTTGATGGTATTTTTGATGAAAGAGAAGATGCACTTGGAATTTTTGATGTAAGCGCCGATGCATTTGGCAGCTTGGATGTCAATGAAGAAGCGTTTGGAAATTTTGATGTCAAACCAGAAGCCGCTGCCGCAACTCCTCCTAAAGCACCTATACTTGGCAACTTGGATGTTAATGAAGATAAACTTGGCATTCCTTTTGGAGCGCTTACCAAGCCACCTATACCACCAATAGTTTCTGATGAAAAATTTGGCTTTTTTACACCCGCCAATATTCCGTCTATTCCTTTTGGCTTTGGGATGTCAATTTTTGGCAAATTTGGTTTTGGAATATCAACCTTTGGTAAATCCATTTTTGGAATATTCGGCAAATTTGGTTTTGGCAATTGAGGTGATGGTATTTTTGGCAATTCCGTTTTTGGAACACTTGGTAGTGACGGAATCGAAACATTTGGCGCTGATAACTTTGGAATAGGCAATTCTGGCATATTAATCCTCTGTCAATGTTCCACCGTCATACCCAGGCGCACCCCCGCCACCAACCGTGAATACACGCTGACTCATCAACGATGGTAAAGAATCTCTGAGAGCGATCAGCTGCTCCTTCATAGTTCTCAACTGAGATGCATAATTTTTCATCTTGCTTGCCCAATCTGGTTTTGGTGGCATCTGCATATCTTTTCGAGAATCCATGTCGTGCACATGTTGTGCATGCCAATTTTCAGCCTGATCAATCAGCAAATCTGTTTGTGCTATTATCCAATTGCACAATTGATATAGCCAAAATACACTTGTTCTGCCCAACAGCACCGGTTCATCCTCGTCTCCATATGCTCCAAGATATATCTTCGGCGAGTTTATCGTCGTTTGAGCATTTGTGGTAATCACAACTTGCTTATGAGCATCAACAGTATACTCATCATCGGTCACTATTGCATATCTCTTCTTTGAAAAATGGAATGTTTCGTTTGCTTTTGATGAGAAAATCAATCTATCACTGTTTATTACAATTTGATCACCATCTTGTTTTGGATATTCAAAATCGGTGGAACCATCGGGTGAATAATTCGCTTGTTCTTCTTTTATTCCCATTTGGAACATTATCTTCTTCGTCGCAGTTATGAAATCGGAGATGGTTTTACCCGATGTGAAATGCATGGAAGATCCGTCCTTGTTGATATCCTCTTCCGTATATCCTTTCGCGCTTAATCCTTGTTCACCTTGTATTGGCGCTTGGCGATTTCTGATCAATATCTTTGGGTTTCCTCCACCATCCTCATATTCTCCCAATCCATTGTCATTTTCTCTGACATTATCATACGATCCAAATCTTATAGTTGATCCAAACCGTGATTCTAAGATTGTATCTCCTTCGTATCTTTTCAAAGCACGAATTTTTGGATTAAACTTAAAATAGTTTCCAAGGATTCCTGTGTAATTTTTTCCTCCATCAAAATTTAACTTAGATTCTGGACCTTCGTACTTTTCTTCCGTATATTCGTTTATATTTTCCTCGACTTTTCCGGCAACTCGCTCTGTTATAAACGAAGCATTGCTATTGACCAAGGATTTGAAATTCAATTTTCTGGTATAATAGAATTTACCAAGATATTGAGCCACGACCACAGTTTCATTCATCAATGGCCACTCGGTTATTCCAGTGTTTTCCATTGGATATGCCCAATTCAGATTTTCCTTCAATTTGTTACGCTCTGAATTTAGAAATCTGAACTTTATGCACCCTATTCTTCCATAATCAACCGAACCTTGTTCCGCCTTTTTTCCATCTATGTTTGGTGGAACGCTGTCCACGTCCACGGAATTATTTTGCACCTCTGGATGATTTTCATCATATATGACATCCAATACAACTGCCTCTTCAAGCTCATAAAACAAGGCAGTTTCTGGCTTTGTTCTCAGCACAAATCCAATAGAAGCAAGCCTATCGTCCTGCTTGACATTAAGGTCGCTTCTTCGATTTATGATGATGTGGGACATTTATTTGGTGTTATTTTTGATTTCTTCAGGAGCTTGAACAGCTTTTGCGGTTTCTTCTATTGCCGACATCAATTGCTTCTTTTCCTCGTCACTCAGCATTAAATTCCCAGCCTCTGCTTCGTTACCTCCTTTTCCAGACATAATTCTTTGAACAATTGCTGCGAGCTTTATAAGCTGTTCATCATTTCTTATTCCAACATCAAAGTATTCTTTGAGCAAAGGCACAACCATCACAGCATCATTGATTGTTTTGATCATTTCTCTCAAATCAGTGATCAACACATCAATTTGCTGCTTTTTTTCTTCACTGTTTTTCACAATATCCTTGCACAGTGAAGCAAAGCTTTTTCCTTTGTATAACTCAAAGTCGGAGGTTTCCATATACTATAAATAGTCCAGTATATATGTTTTATAGCGCAATCATACCTCTGTTCATATACTCACTTTTTATATTAGATTGTGGACCCGCCATCTTGTTGATTACTTTTGTTATATGCTGAGTTTGGCAGTCTGCGATCTCTCGTATATATAGATACAATGCCTTTTTGTTGAATACATCGATTCTATCTGAATTTCTGAATATTTCAATAACCGCGTTGGCAATTTTCAAATCGCGTTCTTTGGTAAAATATTTGCCGACATTCTTGTCCCAATATTCAACCATCAAACGAATAAATTCACGAGTTTCACTTTCCTGCTTTTCATGCTCTGGTTCTATCACAAATTCTCCAGATTCTCCTATTTGCTCACAAATTTCAACATGCTTTTTAAAACGACGATATGTGGTATTATTATCCAAGATAAACCAATGTTTTGCCACGATGCTAAAATAGCTGAATGCTTTGCCCTTACCTTTTTCATATTTGGCAATATTTGCGACCATATGTGATATTGCTTGTTTTTGGATTTCAAGGGGACTTACATCCGCATAACTGAATTTGAATGTATTGTATACATTCTCTGCAATTTTGGCAAACGCAGCCTGTATTTTTTCGTTGTAAATTCTATCTTTTTCCTTGGGATCCTCGGTTTCGTTGTACGCAACGATGGCATCTTCGGTATCGTGTGTGAAATACACATTCGATACCTTCTTATCCTCGGAATTTAATTGAACTTTTTTGGATTTACTTCCTTTTGGTCTTCCACGTGGACGAGAAAGTTTCTCTGGTATATGTGGTTCCCCTGAAGTTATAATCTGCTTTTTAATCTTTTTCAGTCGCGTATTTTTCGAAGGAGTATTTTTTGAAACCTTTTTAATTTTCTTGACTTTTTTTGCTATCTTTTTGGACTTGTTAATCCGCTTGCGTTTCTTCATATTTTATTTAATTTTATCGTCAAATTCTTTTGTAATTCTAACAATCTCCGAGAAGACAAAACCTACATCGTCGTCTTTTTCAAACAAATTTCTGTCATCAACGGCCTTGATACGTGTGTATACTGAATCGATCTCAGTACGAAACATATTCAACCAATCTTCATAAACTTCAATCTTTTTGAGAAGATTATAACATGCATATCCCAACGCACAAGTCGTTAGGAAGAATATAACCATTAACGTCCATAATATCCACATAAATTTATTCCTCCAATTCACTATCCTCGTCTTCTTCTTCCACTTCATATCCCAGTTCTTCTTTAAGAATAGTCAGAGCATCTTCTACAGACGGCCAACTACGATATTCAAGTGCATATTCCAACATTTCTTTGATTTCTTCCAGATTATCTGTGTTGATATTCATATTATAGGATTTTCCAACCTTGATTCAAAAGCTCTAGCGCTTTCTTGTATTTTATATATTGGGTTTCTCCATCTTTTTCTATCACAACCTTATCATTTCTGCCATGTTTTACGGCTTTTTCAACTTTTTGCACATATCTGACCCCATCATCCACCATAAGAACTCCATTCGTATGATCTATTTCATGTTGAATACATACACATTCAAGCAATCCATAATCCGAACCAACTGTTTCTTGTGTGATTGGTTCTGTGTCTGGCCCGAATGACAGCGGATTTGCATGATTCAACGTTGAAATTGTTACTTTCAACGAACGAATTGTGTTTACAAGTTTTCCAGGAATGCTCAAACATCCTTCTGTGAATACAAGCTTTTCCTTGCTCGATTCTACAATGGTTGGATTCATCAATATGATTGGATTTGCATCTTTTCTTACTCTTATTATCGATACCGCCTTTGGTATTCCTATTTGAATGGCACTCAATCCTATACCATTTGATAGCTCGTCGAGTGCTTCAATCAATTGCTTTGCTATTTGCTCTCCTTCTTCGATACTTTTTACTGGCTCTGTTTTCTTGTGAAGAAAATCTTTGTTTTTGATTATCTTGTAACGCATATATGTGATTAATAACTAAATAGAACTCACATATATATGAATATATTTACATTTGTCAATATATAATAAATAATATTTGACAATTAGCGAGGAGAAACTTTTCCACTGACAATACCATGAGGAATCGGTGGAGGCGGAGGCGGAACATTGTTTTCGATGGATTCTTCGGATTCTATGGGATCTGAAATTTGGACCAAAAGTTCCGTGGGTATTGGTGTGAGCGTTGCCGTTGGTGTTACCGTTGGAGTCGGCGTTGGTGTTGGAGTATCGGATTGTGTTGGAGTCGGTGTTGGAGTCGGCGTTTTAGTTGGAAACGGTAACGGCGTTGCAATTGGGGTTTCTTTGGGAACAATGTCTGGAGATTTTGACTGTGGCATCTTTTCTTTTTTTTCTGAAATCATCACGTTAAATGCCAATACAAGACAAACTGCAAGCGGGTCAAATACGAGCATAATGGACCATATAAATCCATTCACTGCGGTATCCAATGGAATATTAAGACTCTTTGCTATGAATTTAAATGTACCTACATCGGTGTGAATTATTTTTTCTTTATATTCATCATTCTGTGCGTGTATTACTTTTATCTCGTCCCTGTTTTTCTGCGCCTTTATTTTGTTTTTTTCGACCTGCTCGGCTTTTGTGTTATTCAAATCTGCAATTTTTTTGTCCGATTCCCTATTGTACGCCGATATTTCATCCATAGTTTTTACATTCTCTTGTTCTATGGATTTCACACTGGCTTCAGCTTCCGTTCTTTGATTTTTTCCACGATTTTCAATCGTTGTAATACGATCATTGTATGCTTTTACTTGATCATTGTAATCTCTTCTCAGCTTCTCTATTCTATCCTGAGAAGATTTTATCTGAATATCGATGTCCGCACGTTCTTTAGCCTGACCTTCTTTCACAAGTCTTGCTTGTTCTAATCCATTCTTTTTGAATAATCCACCAGTTCCTTCATCCATCCATCTTTGAACTTCCTTATCAAGTATCTCGAGCCGAGAATTGTACAGTTTTATTTGTTCCAGTTCTTTCGATGTATCCGATTCAAGCGCAGACTTTGATATCTCAAGTCCCTGTTTTGCCGCTAATATTTCTGAAGAATTGTCTCTGCCAGATTCTATTGATTTTCTTATGTTTTCTATTTGTTTTGTACGATCATCAATCAATTTTAGTCTTTGATCTATAAACTTTTTCCTGTTTTCATTTATGGCGGTTGCTTCTGCTTCATTGTATGGATCTTTTCCAAAATCAATGATCTCTTTCTCAAGCTCTTTTATCTTCGTTTCATTCAATTGTATTTGCTGTTCAAAACCTTGAACAGCTACATTTGTCGCATTGTATCCAGCACTCAAATATCCATAAATTCCAACGGAAGTGATGCCCATAAGGAACAATGTGGCGATCATCATGTATGTTTTCATCAACAAGCCTATATCGTTCCATTTTTGTTTGAGAAATGTGGCAGTTATCAATTTTCCAATTTCAAGAGCGGCACCCATTACTATTATGGAAATTCCCCCACCAACAAACAATAATTTGAGTCCAACGATACTAAAATATGCTCCACATGCCGCTATGACAATCGCAGCCAATAATACCAAATAAGCTAAGAATTTCATTATAGTATATAAATAGTCATATATACCAAAAAAAGCTTTCTAACTTCAGCCCCAACAACAATCAGTTGTCTGCTTTTGGTAACTTCATCAAATCGATGGCGGTTTGTGGTCCGCTTCCTATTTGACGAACATAATCTGGCCAATCTCTGCGATTTTTTATATTTTCCGGATTATCCTTATTCTTTTTTATGAAAGTTTTCAACGCATTTGCTCTTTCGGAAGTCTTTTTCATTAACTCTTCTACATCATCCAATACTGATATAGCTCCGTCATAGTCACCTTTTCCAATTTTATCATACAACGACTCATCGCCACTGGACCACTCTTGTATTACCTCTCTAATCAATGCTCGCAGTTCGGATCTCTTCATAATAATATAAATATATATCAAATATAAAAAACAACCCCCGAGAAATCGGGGGTTGTTAGGGGTGATAGGAAACCACCCTCCACCAGTCAGCATAATGGCTGACACATATAACCTTTAGCTTACCACTTCCGCATCTACCGTCTCTCCGTCCTTGGCTGGCTTTGGTCCCTTGTCTTTATACACAAGTTCTCCAAGCTTGCTAAGTTCAGAGATGGCATCTTTCATCTTACTTACCTCATCACTATCCAATGCTTTCTTGGCATTGGAAATACCTTCATTGACTTTGGAAACAATATCATCACTGTATTTGTTGTCTTTCAGTTGTTTTTCCCAACCATATATCATATTGTCCAAACTGTTCTTGGTTTCAAGCTTTTCTTTTGCTTCTTTGTCTTTATCGGCATTAGCTTCAGCATCAGCCTTCATCTTCTCAATTTCTTCTTTTGACAGACCAGATGAGTTTTGAATAGTAATATTCTGAGCCTTACCTGTTCCAAGATCCTTCGCGGACACGTGTAGGATGCCATTGGCATCAATGTCGAATGTAACTTCGATTTGAGGTGTACCGCGAGGGGCGGGAGGAATACCATCCAACTTGAAGTTACCAAGACGCTTGTTGTCTTTGGACAATGGGCGCTCTCCTTGCAATACTACGATGTCAACAGACGGCTGATTGTCGCTATATGTAGAGAACACCTGTGACTTCTTTGCAGGAATCGTGGTGTTGCGGGGAATCATTGGGGTAGCAACATTGCCAGCCGTTTCGATGGCAAGTGTGAGCGGAGTAACGTCAAGCAATAGAACATTATTGACTTCACCCTTCAACACACCGCCCTGAACGGCTGCTCCTACTGCCACAACTTCGTCTGGATTTACACCTTGGTTTGGAGTCTTGCCGCCAAACTTCTTGGCATAATCTACAACCTTTGGCATTCTGGTCATACCACCAACAAGAACAAGCTCATTAAGCTCGCTGTTTGATACTCCCGCATCTTTTAAACAGTTCTTGTATGGAGCATCCATACGCTCAAACAACTTTTCACAAATCTGCTCCATCTTTGAGCGAGAAATGTTCAAGTTCATATGCTTTGGACCAGAGGCATCAGCCGTGATAAATGGAAGATTAACATCATATGATGTGGCAGAGGACAGCGCGATCTTTGTTTTTTCTGCTTCTTCACGCAAACGCTGGATAGCCATATTGTCCTTTGACAGATCAATTCCATTCTCTTTTTTGAATTCGGCAATCATGTAGTCCATGATCGCTCTGTCCCAATCATCGCCGCCCAGATGAGTATCACCATTGGTTGCCTTTACCTCAAATACACCGTCCCCGATTTCGAGGACGGTAACGTCAAACGTACCACCGCCAAGGTCAAAGACGGCGATCTTCTCGTCCTTCTTTTTGTCCAGACCATAGGCTAAGGATGCTGCGGTGGGTTCGTTGATGATACGCAGAACTTCCAACCCCGCAATAGTGCCAGCATCCTTGGTAGCTTGACGTTGAGAGTCATTGAAATAAGCAGGAACAGTGATAACCGCCTTCTTTACGGACTGTCCCAAATATGATTCTGCATCTGCCTTGATCTTGCCAAGAACAAATGCGCCGATTTGCTGTGGAGAATATTTCTTTGCTTCGCCGTTTTCGGTGACTTCAATCCAAGCATCTCCATTCGGACCTTCCACGACTTTATATGGAAGATTCTTGATTTCTTCTTGAACTTCGCTGAACTTTCTGCCAATAAGCCTTTTGGCAGAGAAAATTGTGTTCTTGGGATTGGTCACAGCTTGTCTCTTAGCAGCCTGTCCTACCAATCTTTCTCCATTTTTTGTAAAAGCAACAACCGATGGGGTTGTACGAGCACCTTCTGAATTGGTGATTACTGTGGCTTCACCTGCTTGCCAGACCGCCACGCACGAATTCGTCGTACCAAGGTCAATACCAATAACAATGTCATTTGATTTACTCATAAATTTGGTTGTTGAGCCATATACATTGGCATATGGCTCAACATTTGTCAACTTTTTATTTTATAGGAGTTTAATACGCTGTGGCTTTTGTTCCTCAATCTTTAAACGAGGAAGAGTAACCTTCAATGTACCATTTGTGAAATCGGCCTTGATATTGTTTTTATCAATACCTTCACCGACGCTGAATGAACGAGTAAAACTGGAACGCTTGATCTCTTTATAGATATAGCGGCCCTTACTTCCGTTCACAATTTCTGGCTCTTGCTTCTTTCCACCACGGATGACGAGTGTATCGCCTTCCAGTTCAACAGAAACATCTTCTTTACGAAGACCAGCAAGATCTGCTTCCAGTTCATATTTGTTGTCGTATTCAACAACATCTACTTTTGGATAGCTGGTTTTGCTATATGATCCAGCGTATGGAGTTACGCCAAATCCATTGAAGACATCGTCGAATAGACGATCAAATGGGGTGAGGAACTCATCCCGTGTATATCTGCTTAGTGTACTCATATGTTTTATATCCTTTGTTTATATCGGCTCCACTATGGACACCGACGCCACTATATTTGCAAACGGCGTGCCAACGATTTTGTCACACCCTTCTCCTCTGAAGATACAAAAAAGAGCATCAAAATGATGCTCCGTTTTGTCACACGCTTGAGACGGCTTGTCTCAAAAATTAGGATGCCATTTCTCCAAATAAACCAACTGCGTTGCGCAGTCTAATGCACTTCTTATAACTTGGTGCATATCATAATATTTGTATTCACCGAGTCTTCCTCCAAAAATCACATTCGGGTGGTTTGCGGCTTCTTCTTTGTATTTTTTATATATCTCTGTATTCTTGGCGTCATTTACTGGATAGTATGGCTCTGTCTTTTCTGGAACATATTCAACGGGAGTTTCCCAACTAACCCAAGTGAATGGGCTATCCGATTTTTCGAAATGCTTATGTTCGATTGTGCGAGTGTGCGGAACTTCTTTTTCTGTGTGATTTATAACTGCCACGCCTTGATAATTTTGCATGTTCATCATCACATGATCCAATTGCACAGTCTTATATTCCAAATGCCCGTGCTTGTAACCAAAGAATTTGTCAATGGGACCAGTGTATATAACTTTCTTATGCTCTGGCAAATCTGAAGTAAAATAGTCAGTACTTGTTCTTACTTCTATGCCATTTAATAATTTTTCAAATATTTTGGTATAGCCTCCGATTGGAATGCCCTGATACTTATCATTGAAATAGTTGTTGTCGAATGTGAATCTGACAGGTAGACGCTTAATAATTTCCTTTGGAAGCTCCGTGGCAGATTTTCTCCACTGCTTCTCAGTATATCCTTTGATTAGTGTATTATATACATCTGTGCCAACCAACTTGATTGCTTGTTCTTCCAGATTTTTTGGCTCGCCTATGCCAGATGATTGTTCCTCTATCTTTGCCTTTGCTTCTGCTTCTGTCTGCACTCCCCATAACTGGTAGAATGTCCACATATTGAATGGGAGTGCGTAAAGCTTTTCTTTGTGTAAAGCAACTGGAGTATATCTAAAATTGTTGAACTCGGCAAATTGATTTATCCATTTCCACACTTCATCGTCCGATGTATGAAATATATGCGGACCATACACATGGAGATTTATGTTGTCACGGTTCTCGCTGTAACAATTTCCTCCAATATGATTGCGAGAGTCTATGACAAGAACCTTCTTTCCAATCTTGTTTAGCTCATAAGCACATATACTTCCAAAAAAACCAGCGCCAACAATCAGATAGTCGTACATATTAAGTGCAAACTATATAACCGTTATCCCATTTCGTGGGTATTTTTATCCAATCGTCGCACCATATATCTCTTGGATCTTCCGCCACATCTGGACCAAACCATGTTGATGGCGATATTACTACCTTGTCCTTGTTTCTGGATAACCACGCTCCCCACCAAGAAAATGTGGAATTTGAAATCACATAATGATCGCATAATGAAAGTAACCACATCGCATCTTGGTCATAATAATTTTCCGCAAACACCATGCCTTCATATGGAAGATTTTTCTTGCACCATTCAATATCATCGCTCACCACCAATTTTATGTCGTGATATGGAAGTTTGTTGATTGCCTTGTCTATGTATCCATGAGTTACAACCGGATGGCGGCGGGGCTGAGTCAAATAATCTCCCCTTCTCACGTTTATAGCAGCCACCCGATGGGTGGCGAGAAAGGGGTAATCGGCAAATGCCTTTGCTATAAATTCTGGAGGAGCCGAGAATGCATCCTTGATTACCTCTTTGTATTTACCAAAAAATTTTTCAGACTGATACCATCCGGCATATATTGTTGGTTGATCTGTGGAAGGAGGTTCAATAGGTCCATGTGTAAATGGACCCCATATATGCTTTGACCTTGATGGTTCAGGTATCTTCTGTATTCTGAAATCAAACTTTCTAAACAGTCCTTTCTCCAAATGCCCAGTTGAAGATTCTTGTGACGGCACAATAAACTGGCGATCATATTCCAACGCTTTGGTATATGCATGAGCAATCTGAAACATCAGATTTCCTGTTCTACCTTGCAATCTTGGTGCAATATAATTTGGCTCAATCATCGGTCCCAGTTGTTTCATATTTTTTGAAGGTTTGAACTTTACTTTTTTATAGCTGGTCAGATATCCACTTGGCCCGTCGCTTTTTCCAAAAGCATTTAAATCACTGTCCCCGTCCATTTGGGCTACTGCCAGTTCATTCGTTATATATTTTCTTATGTGCGGTCTCGCGGATACCCATCCATCAATTGCACTGTCCGCAAAAGGCTTGTATGGAAGTATTTTCTCGATTCCTTTTCTGGTATATCCAGTGGCATGCATTGCCAATATTTTTTCTGGAACGGACAAGTTATCCGAAACCTTGTGCATAATTCCAATCGGATGTCCTCCAAAATAAAGCATGTCCCAGTCTGGAAACTTTTGTATGTCTTCCAACGCGGATTCTATGATTTCAATAGCCGTTCTTGGGCCGTCATTATAAAACATTATATCATCCTCGAATATGAGAACTCTATCATGTCCTTCATCGATGATCTTTTTGAACAACTGCATATATGAGGAACCACAATAATAATGACGCTTCATATGATCCGGCTCATTGATCCCATCGTGCGCTGAAAATCTTTCAAAGAAATTTTCCAATCCGACCTTGGATATTTCCTTTTCGAAATGACTCTTGCGATCACTTCGTCTATCAAGGTTTATGTAATACGCTTTCTGGAAAAATTTATCTATTTTCATTTAAGCAGATCGGAGATGAAGTCTGCCCACATGTGTCCGATTTTCTTGGAATTGAACTTCGAGTAGATATGATCTTTTCCATTTGCTCGTATCTGTTCTTTTATCTGTGGATTTTGTTCAAGATATTTGATTTTATCCACAATATTGTGGGTGCATGTGAATTTTCCATCCAAGTCTTTGCTCAACGGTTCTGCCTGCATTGCTTCTGGATTGGTATTATTTGGCCAATCGAGCCATTGGCAAAAGCCGTCGTAATATTCTGGCAATGCCCCTAACCTATATGTGATTACAATCGCACCAAGAGCAATTGCCTCGGCAACGACGCAGGAGAATGTATCTTTGTGAACATCCTTGTAAGGCGTGTATAGGGGGTAAATAAAATAATCACTCTCGGCTATATGAGTAAACAATGTCTTCTTATCGACACCGTTATGCATTTTGAAAAATGAATCCTGATGTGCATGTGTACACATCAAATAGTCAAATGCATGAAATTCAGCATCTGACCAATTAAGATCTCTCACAGCTTGAACGGCGACATTTCCGCCTCTTGCCCACGCGGCATGAAAAACAACCTTGTGCTGTTTTCTTGTTGGATTTTTCTGTAACACTTCATCGACCATTTCATCCATTATTGGATTTCCTATCAATGTTGTCTTTGTAGATGGGAGAGCATTTATCGCCCTTTCTATGGTCGTCTTGTTCATTCCCTTCTCCCACTCGGATATATTTACAAATCCAAGTTTCAAATTGTGCTTTTTTGCATAATTTATAGTTTCGTCTATGCCGTATATCCATTGCATATGACACCAATAAATCAGCGCCTTTGTGACCTTTATGGGAAGATCGTCATATTTGCTAAACCATAGACTGTTTACCAATATGTCAAATTCCCTGTTCTCTATTCCATCCAACTGGAAGTTTGAATATGTCACACCTCTGATCTTTTTTCCGGGATTGAAGAATATGCCTTGGCTTGCATATTTGGCTTCCAAATGAGGTTCAAGCTTCTCCGACAAGATGAAAACTTCATGACCTTGTGAAGCAAGTTGTTCGGCAACAATTATGGTGCTGCCGTCTGTGCCAGATCCTCCTCCATTTCCATATCTTATGGTGTTTCCGTCGAGATAATTACTACGGCGGCTATTGCCCAATACGGTAAATAATATTCTCATAGTTTTTTCTCGTATCGCTTACCCCATTGCTTTGATTTGCTGAAGGAATACATCACCAATCGCTCTGGTGCGTTGTCGGCAATAATTTCAACGTCAACGGAACTCTTCCTGTACTTGAAAATATCAGGATGTGTGCTTGGTTTAAAATCAACTCTGTACAAATTAGTATTGTACTTGTCAACAATTCCAAAGGTAATGAATTCAAAGTCTCCAATATCCTCTTCAATGAAGTGACCGACATCCCAAGACACGTTCATTTTGAGTCTTTCCTTCTTGAATTGCTCTTCCCAATCTGGCGGATTGGGTGGTTCTTTGACGAGCAGTGTATAGTCTTGAATTTTGCATGCCTTGAAATGGAATCCTCCATATACTTCATAATCATGCAACGATCTTTCTTTACCAAGACCATAAATTCCCATATCAATACCATGTTCTTCTTGTCCAAACAACTGGCGAGTCTTGTTTCGAGCATATACATCTCTTTCGCCGCTGGTTTTCTTTGTGGCGCTTTCCTTGCCGTGATCGTCCCAATGTTTCGGACGATATTTGCGAGTATATTCATGCCACATTACCATGCGGTATGGACTGAAGAAATCATACCCATGAGTGAAAGCACGCACGCTCATGGTAGTTTCTTCGGTATACCCTCCAAAGTAAATGTCCGGATCGTATGGAACTTCTTCAATGAATTTTCCTTCAACAAAAAAGAAATGTCCGCTTAATGTACGAGCCTTGATAACAGTGTTTCTTGTCTTGTAATCCTGTATGTACCAAGGCATGCTCATAAGAAGCTTGTCATAACTGAATTCATATTGGGACATGAGGCACGGAACTTGTCCCGCCTTTTCAACTGGTTCCTTTGTATCAAATGGAGTGCAATATGTGCTGATGATTGGTTTTTTTGCCATTGTCAATGCTTGATTGTAATCTTCCATAAGAATTACATCCCAATCTTGCACAAAACGATGATGACTGTCTATTTGCAGTGTGTATTTTTCTCCGCGATACAATTTGTTGGTGACATTTCTTGCCCAACCAAGACCTTGACTTTCAGAATAGTCATATGTTTCAATTCTGAAATTCGGCTTGCCAATGAATTCATCCAAATTTTCAGTGTCGTCCTTTTGCCAACAAATTCCGAATGTCAATTTTTCCGGATATTTTGCTTTCTCAATCATGTCCTTGATAGTGGGAGCAAGTTCAGGATCGCGATACGAAGCAATTTGTACAAATATCAAATCATTGTTATTACTCATAAATTAAAACCTTTATATCATTTAACTATCGAATATCAAGACAAATTTAAACAATTTATTTGTTATAATAAACTTCGTCTTCTGATAATAATTCAATTGGACCACTTCTGTTGGATGGCACAAGCTTAATGGTCGTTTGATTATAAAACATACCATTGCATTCTGTTATGTTTCCATTTCTATTGAGGAATATTGGCACAGAATTCATCAAAACCGCTGAAATATCCGACACATTATGTTGCAATACTGTTTTCATATAAATTTTATGAGCATGAGCCGTTTGTAGACCATGTACCTGCCGGAGCATTTCTCAAGCAGTTTGATGTGGTCTGTCCATCATACACAGTTTCTGCACCGGTGCCACCATTGCAGAGATCTACGCTACCAACATATGTGTATCCATTGTCGTTCTTATAATAGAAACACACTGGCGTGTTTGTTGGGGTTGGAGTAGGAGTCTCGGTTGGGGTTGGAGTAGGAGTCTCTGTTGGCGTTGGGGTTGGGGTTTCAGTTTCCGTCGGTGTTGGGGTTGGGGTAGGCGTATCCGTTGGACCAGCCGTTGTATTTGTAGGTGTTGGAGTTGGAGTATTGGTTGCCGTTGGGGTTGGAGTCGGAGTTGCCGTTGGACCAGCCGTTGTATTTGTAGGTGTTGGAGTTGGAGTATTGGTTGCCGTTGGGGTTGGAGTCGGAGTTGCCGTTGGAGAAGACGGATTGAAGTATTGAACAACGGTGGTGCTGTAATATGTTCCAAGATTTGTGACCAATACACCGCGAGCTTCAACCCAATATGGAGGAGGATTATATGGCTGAACATTTCCTATAAACAGATAGTCGCTATTTGCTGGAACATTGCTTGGAGGTGCGCTATTTGAACCTTGTGACACATATGATGCAGCACTTAAGCCCGGTTGTGTTGCAGCGGTTCTCATTTCTATTCTATGGGAAACAAATGTCTGTGATTGAGCATAGGCCGAAGAATCTGTATCCATGTAGCTTGAATATACATGTATTTGTACATCAACCGAAGGAGGTATTGATGTGGGCGTCGGTGTTGGGGTATTTGTTCTGGTAGGTGTCGGTGTTGGAGTAGCTGTCGGCGCTCCAAATGGAGTATTTGTTGGGGTCGGTGTAGGCGTCGGTGTGCGTGTAAGTGTTGGTGTTGGAGTTGGCGTGAACGTTGGTGCTCCTGGTGGAGTTGATGTCGGAGTAGGAGTAGGAGTAGCGCTTGGTCCTACGGTTGGCGTAGGCGTTGGGGTTGAAGTGAGTGTAGGAGTTGGCGTCGGAGTGCCTGTTGCTGTCGGAGTTGGCGTAGGCGTAGGTGTAGGTGTAGGTGTCGGAGTTGGAGGCAAATAAAATACATCCCCATATTCCGCAACATATCCTTCAAAACTAAATGTGCATGGTGTGGCGCTTGCGCTGTAATGCACATATAATGTTCTATCTGTATGGGCCACTCCCAACTCAAGCAATTGCAGATTGTTTCTGCTGTATTTCGCTTCCGTCAATGCAACACGATTGTTGTTCCAAGAATATAGCCCACTTGCTCCGAGGGGCGCTGGGGTTGAAGTAGAACCAATGGAAAGAAGTGGAGATCCTGAACAATACACAAATGCATCGGTCAATACATATCCGATAGGAAGAATTGGACGGTCTGTGCCATTTCCGAGGAAGCTCGATGTGCCGTCATTTGTAAATCTTAGGCTAAATTCCTTGTCTGGATTTGTGGCATATGCTCCTGTCACAGGAAGCAACAAGTGATGATTTGATTTTGAATCAAGCCACTGTGTTGGTCCCGGATTAAGATTTGTCGGAGTATATGAAGATACAAGGGTGGCATCTGAATTCTTCACTCCACCATTAAACAACGATGTGACCTGTGCTTGGGTTAGCGCGGCATTAAAAACATGCGCCTCATAAATTGTGCATTCTATATTTGGCAATGTGAGATGTCCATTGCCCATTATGATATATGAACTGGTGATCTGTGTTGCTGCTCCGCTCAATGTTCCAACAAGAGTTGAATTCAAATACATGGACAACAGTCCGGCATTTGTTCTTGTCAGCACGACTTCAAATGGTTTGTCCGTGTAATTGTCTATGAAGTCCGAGAATGTAATTTTTTTGGTTGCTGCCCCGTCGTCGGTATATCCTATCAAATCATAATCTTCAACTCCGATATATGCTGATTGCCCACCCGATGTAACATCATCTGGAGAATTTCCGACACCAAACAATACTCTTGAGTTGGCTTCAGTCAATATAGAGGACGGTATGAATGCTCTTACCATCAAACTGAATTCCGTTCCTATATTTGGAAATGTTGAATAGCAACGAAGATTTACATCCGATTCTGGGAATATCGTCTGATCAAATGCAAGTCCATTTGCTGTTTGATATGGCTGTCTTGGAATAGCCACATCCATCAACCCACCAGAAATAATATACTGAGCCAACTCACCAGCATAGATTGCTTTTGTTTCTCCTGTAGGGGATGTGTTTTCATTCACATCCACCAACGGAATCAAATCGCCAAAAACAAGTTGGCTACCACTTACTCTTCTCAACTGGGTTGTTTTCTGATTGGACATGTGCTATCTTTTCATTATAAATATCAATCAAGGCGGAAAATATATACCATTCCGCTTTCTTTTATTATAACGAGTTTTTATAGCGTTCAACCAAGATTTTTGATCTTTTGGACAATGAACTTTACAAGCTCACTGCGCAGAATATCGTCTTCTGTGAATTCAAACGTATATATGCCATGCTGTTTGCTATCATCATCGTTGAATAGATTGAATATACTTTGAAATCCGCTTCTACCATTGATATCAGACTGCTGAGGATCTCCACAGATGAATATTTTGCTGAATTCTCCTGCTCTGGTCATTAACGTGACCAGTTCTTTCTTGGTACAATTCTGCATTTCATCGGCAACGACGGCTTTGGCGTTCCAATTCAAACCGCGCAGATATCCAACAGGTAATCCTTCAATGCGATTGTCCTTGATTAGATACGCAATATCTTCTTTCGGCAAAAGCTCATCCAGTTTATCGATGAGTGGACGCTTATATGGGCTGAGTTTATCGTCGGCTTCGCCAGGCAATGTTCCCATTTTCACGTCTGCGCTTTCAACAATGCTGCGCACATAAAGGATGTCACTGACCTTTTTTTCATTTATAAGCATCAGTGACGCGAGCACAGACAAATATGTTTTTGTTGAACCGGCTGGGCCAGATACCAGTAATAATTTCACTCGCTTATCGAGTGCCAGTTCTATAAATTTTTTCTGTTTATCTGTTAATTCTCGCTGAAATATTGTTAAGAAATGTTCTACTTTGCTTCGTTGGTGGACTACTGGACTTTTATCTTTTTTCTGGTTTTCCAATTCTTGTTTTTTAAGTAGACGTTTCTTTTTTGACATAATTATTTTTTTGGGGTTTTTAAGTTGAATATCAATCCAATCTTATCAAGTCTCAACGTGAGTTTTTTTATCCTCGCGCACAATTCGAATTTTTCCTTGGATACACTGAATTCATATATGTTTTCCAAGGTCTCTTTGAAATCTTTTCGATGAAGCACAACTACAAAATTTGAATTTTTGAAACTAAACAATTCAACTCCTCCCAATTTATTTTCCAATGCATATTCTATACCTTCCACTATCTTGCTGTTTATTTCTATTCTATTTTCCAATACATACTTCTCCATCGCATCATTGTTTGACGGCAGTTCCACCACATTATGTCGGAATTTAAAATCTGAATTAGACTTCTTTCTCGGAGTCTTTTTCATATACATTAGATAAATATATTTCAAGCCAAGCTTTACCCATCATATTCACAAATTTCTCATTCTGAGAAAGTTCTTCCTCGCCCAATGCATCCAGTATTATATGAGTTACCTCATGGAAATATGTCTCGATCAATGCATTTTCCGTGATGTTGATTTTTGTGTCTGGCATATCCGCGTCATCGTAATTTTTTCTTGACACTTCGCCCACATCCTGCAATCTTATTTGTTTTAAATCTTCATCCGCATCACCATAACATCCCTCATTTTCAAACAAATCTTTTTTTATAACGACATTATACTTGTGCCCGAAAAGGGTAAATTCTTTAGGTATGTTTACTTTTTTATCTGGGTTAAACACTACATATAAATATTATGGAAATAAATAAAGAACCAAATTTAATAGATAAAGCCAAGAGCCTTAGTACCGCAGCCGTAAATTGGGCAGCAAAGGATGGATTTCAAAGAGTATCGGAAGAACAGTTCCAAGCTCGAAAAAATATATGCTTGGCATGCCCAAATTGGGATAGCACTGCATTTAATGGAATGGGAAAATGCAGACTTTGTGGATGCACTGGTATGAAATTGTACATACCTAGTGCAAGATGTCCCGACAATCCACCGAGATGGGATATTGTCAAAGTTTCTTAGAATTGCATGAGGTGCAAATCTTCATCAATTTCATACAATCATCACAAAAATGATAATGAATAGTTGGGGCGGCAGTTGAATCATATTTCAATAAAATAATTTTATTGCGATTGTCCTTGCAGGATCGGCATATCCACATCGCTCCTCTCGATTTTCTTGTATCAAATTCCTGCTGCGTTATTTCTACCTTGAGAGACATTGCATCAATAAATCGTAATAATAAATATAATCTTGATCTGTTCTAACCATAGATGATTTGTGCTTAAAAACGGTATTTACCGTTGCAAAATCATCCCCCAATTTTTCATTTTTAAAATACCATTTGGTCAAAAACTCATTTACCTGAATATCTTGTGCAATATTACACCACTCTCTATTTAGATTTGGATTGATGAGCCAATGTCCGAATGACACATGACACATTTCGTGGCAAATCACGAACAATTTTTTGGATTTATTGTATTTTTTCCAAATGGTTGGATTTGCAACAAGACGAAAATTATTGTTGTTAATTTCCAACTCAATAGATTCGGCGTCTTCGTCAAATACCATTGGTTCAAATTTGCGCCACATCTCTCCAAACAATGGATTGATGATGTCGAGATGCATACTCAACATTTGGTTCTCTTTTTTTCCCAATTTTTTCATAAAATAATAAGGGGAGGTTTCCCTCCCCTTTTTTTAGCGACTACGACGAATCTTTTTCTTCTTCGCGGGTTGCTCTGACTTTGTCGGAGCATACTTTTCACCCGCAGCCTTGCGACGAGCCGCATTTTGCCACGAATTTCGAGTCTTTACACTCGCAAACTCGTATGTTTTTCCCTCTGTCAGTAGTTTCTTGACCTCTTCCTCGGAGGTAGCCGACAGGATTTTTTGTCTTAGACCCATCATAGGTTTTAACGACGCTTGTTATTGAGTTGGCGAATCTCAAGTTTGCTGCCATCTGGATGCCGCTTAATGATGCCCGTCCAGTAGTCCAGTTCTCTCTGGGCGTCCATCTTGGAGTCGTACTCCGAATCGCTTACGCGGAAGCCGTTCCGAAAAACGGCATACATTGTGGTTTCAGTTTTCTCAACCATTGTGTTTTCTGTCATAATATTATCTATTATTCGTTGTAATAACGACCATAAACAAAGCTATCCATGCGAACCAATTCATCATTAAGATCGTGGATATTGGGCTCCAATAGACCCGGAATTCCTATGGAAGCTTCCGTCTCGGTGGAGACATTGCTGGCGACTGCGCCCTTCTTTGGACGACCACGCCCACGCTTTACTGTGTTTGTATTAGTTGATGTATTATTCATACGATATATACGATGCGCAAATTTTATGAAAAGTCAATAACTTTATGAAAAAATCTGCTATTTATTATAATACAATTTAATGGCATGAACACATTTAGAGACAGAATGAATCATGCTAAAATACATTTTAGATGTTTACTAACAACATTGCGTAAAGGAAAAAATCCAATGTTTTATATCAAGGGATTATTTCGTACCTTCTTTAGCATCAAGTATTAACAGAGGCGAGTTGAAACCGTTGCAGATCCTTTGCTAACGCTTGTTATTGAAACTCCGCATGCAACAGCATATACTGGCGAATTTGGTGCATTAAATCTTCCATTTGCTGTTCTGCTTACTCCATATGGATCAACATAAACAAATGAATATTCATTGTTCAAATTTGTGACCGCGTCTATTTGATAAGACGGCGTTCTTGGGTCGGATTCCGCACATGAGTATTTGAATCTATAGTTTGTTCCATATTTGATATTCAACGATCCTGCTCTTATGCAAATTCCATCAAGCTGAGAAGGTGTTGTATATGGAGTGCCATTCAACAATCCGGTGCTTTGATAATTTCCAGATGCATCGACCCACTCCGCCTCTGCCAATCCATAATTATCATGGTCAATCCATATTTTATAATTTGGAGGAGTTGCCGTTGGAGTCGGTGTTGGAGTTGGGGTTGGTGTAAACGTTGGCGTCGCTGTTGGAGTAGGTGTTATCGTGGGAGTTGATGTTGCTGTAGGAGTAGGTGTGAATGTAGGAGCCCCTGTTGGAGTTGGAGTAGGTGTTGGTGTCGGAGTTGCCGATGGATTTATTGTCGGCGTTGACGTTGGAGTTGGTGTAGAAGTTGGGGTTGCAGTTGGAGTTGCGGTCAAAGTTGGTGTCGCAGTCGGCGTTGGAGTCAAGGTTGGAGTCGGCGTTGGAGTTGGAGCGCCACACTCTTTCAATTCTCTCGGATCAAACACAAGAGTATCATTATATCCCAGAATCTCAAGAAGCTCTATAGAAGGAGAACCAACCAATGACGATGTTATAACTTGACTCGGACCGCTTTGGACGCTGCTTATAACTCCAGCTGTTCCACTGAACAAATTTCCTGATAAATTTCTGGTGTGATAGATATATTTTCCTGTTATAAAATTAGACTTCAGTGTTATATTGCTTGTACCATCGGTATATCCGTACAATGTCGCCGATCTTATTTTTCCAGTACCAAATGTTGAAATTTTTAATTTTGCAGTATCTAGCGTGCTTGATTGGCGAGAAAAACCGAAGTTAAAAATTGTAGGAGAGTTCCCATATGCCGTGGAATAATATTCAGTTTCTCCGTTTGTCAATGAAGATGTTGAATTATTTCCAAACACATAAACTGGATCATTTGGTGATGCTGCTCTCGACCATGTTGCCGCAAATGAAATATTTGTTACATTGTCTGTTTCCCAATATAATTTTAATTCATTGTTGCATTTTACCGATCCCGTTACTTCTATCAACGTGGTTGAAAATGACTGGGTTGGGAATGGCAGCGGAGTAGGCGTTGGAGTTATCGTCGGCGTTGGCGTAGGTGTAAGCGGATTTCCCCATCCATCATTCAATGTATCCGCTTCTCCTTTGTAGTATGCAACACCAAGGTCGGTTCCTATTATTTCTCCGATTTTTCCAAACACGCTTCCTGTTGGAGTTCCATGTGATGAAATTGTATTAGACATATGGTAAAGATATCAAATTGGTATAGATATTACTATAAAACCGTTTCCACTGGATTCCGATGCACTGTTTGAATATCCTCCATTTTGTCCGCCATAACCACCTACTATATTTCCTGCGGCCCCTCCCAATCCCCCTCCACCACCACCACCACCACCGCCGCCTCCAAGGGTATTTGCTGTGCCATCACCACCGTATCCATCAATATATTCTCCATCAACATTTACAAAAACCCCATCACCGCCTCCGTTGTATGCGCTGCCTCCACCTCCTCCACCACCTCCTCCTGCATACGCCATAGGATCTCCGTTATTATCCAAAATCACAGATGCTGCGCCACCTCCTCCGCCGGCTCCGTCACCAGCACCTCCTTCAGCAACACCGCCGCCGCCTCCTCCACGCAATAATCCATCACCACCAGATCCTCCTACACTTATATAGTCATCTCCCCTAAATGCATCTCCTCCGCCATTTCCAGGAACCAATGCATACGGGGCGGTTGATAAATAAAAATTCCCATAACTTCTTCCGCCTGGACCACCAGATCCCCCAGGATTTCCGTTGGCATAAGATGAGTCTCCATTTCCCCCCGCCGCTCCGTAAATATCATATCCAATATACATCGTGTTTCCATGATAAGAACTTATTGTCCATGTACTGTATCCAGAAACTATCAATGGACCTCTTGCATCAAGATCCCAAACAGTGACTCCACTAACAGCTGGACTTACATTTATGGTTCTCATTCCATACCCAGTCGTTGTAGGAGTAGGAGTAGGAGTCACAGTTGGTGTTGGTGTTGGACTTGCGGATGGATCTATTGTTGGCGTTGGTGTTGGAGTGGCAGTTGCCGTTGCTGTCGGTGTCGGTGTTGGAGTTGGTGTAAAAGTTGGTGTAGGAGTTGGTGTGGGAGTAGCATTGTATGGAAACCATCCCACATTGAAAGAATCAGAATGCATTTTAACATACTTCAATCCATCGCTCATTTCAATCAAAGATCCTATGGTTCCAAATACTTGGCCATTCGGATTTCCGTGTAATGGAATTGTTCTTACATTATTGCCCATTTTAATTTATCAAATCCTTTAATTTTATTGTATTTTCACGAGGAGGCATTGCTGCACTTGCCTTGGCAGGAAAATCAAATCCTTTCGCCGCCTTGTTTCCTTGTCTTCCCCAAAAACTTGAGCCAAATTCTGCTTTGTCTTTTTCCAAATGTTTCTTGGCAAGCAATTCTTGTTTTTCAGCAGCGCTTAATTTTTCTTTTGTATCTGGAAGTTGTCCGGTTAATTCATAATGAGTATAAAATCCGCGACTATCAATAAATTCATATAAAGCCTTCTCGACATTCATGTTCAAATTTTTCATGAAACTCAACACCTGTTTCATATATGGCATAACCTTGTCTTTTTCATTCCAAAAACTTATTGCATTTTTATTCACCCAAACTCTACCAGAAATCTCGTATGCCTCTACACCATTATTTCCACCTCCGCGAATTTCAAGGTCGGAAAAATATTTGCCATGCTTTTTTATATATTTGCGAATATCATCAAGCTTGCTCGCATTTAAGCCGTGAAAATAACAAGATACTTCGTTGTCTCTTCTTGATACAAACCCTGGATCTCCATGCAGATGACCAAATTCATAACTAAATTGAAATGTATTTTCGCTATCCAATCTTTTTTCTGCACCGCGAAGCATGAGTTCCAAACGGCCATGCGCGGAATTGTGTTTGTATATTACTATCTTGTCTTTTGGTTCTATGAAAAACGGATATGCGTCAGATTCAGTCCAATAAGCCGCACCAACGTCTCTTTTTATACCAAGTTTTTTAAGTTTTTGCTGATCTTCTGGAGCAATAGTAAATTTATCAGGACTCTCCGATAGGATGCTTTCCATCAAAAATTGGATATCAAAAGGTACTCTGTTCATATATTCAATATATAAATATACGAATAGATCCTATTATAGAGGCTTTTTGGGGGCTTGCGGCTTGCCTGACAATTGTGGGGTATAGTTTACTTTGGCATCATTTTTATCCTGTATGCCTTGTTTTACAATATCAGCCGCCGCCTGATTAAAAGTTGGTGAGTTGCTTGCTGCACCCATAACTTGCATTTGTTTTATGACATGTCCGATTTCTCTTATATTTGGATTCATATATATAATTATCTGTAGTGCGCGATAATTGGCGAATCGCTGCCACTTATATCCTGATTTGTTGTCAAACGAACTTCTGTTTTTGGATCAAATGAGGCAGTATAATTAAAATATGTCACATAAAACAGATTGCTTCTAACAACCGTGATTGGAGGATGAATCTCATAATAATCAAAGCTATATTTCTTCTGAGTTGCGTTCATGACAATCTCGTCGCCATATGTAAATTCATCTTGAGGAACTTGTATACTTTCTTTTCCAAGGCCAAAATATGTGTTGAATAGATAATCAACAACAGGAATCGCCATTCTTCTGAATCTTGGATATTCTGTGCTGTATGTCACTCCGTAGTTTTCCATTTTTATTCCATCGTTCGTGACTGGATCATAAAGCACATCGCACGGATTTCTCGCCAACAGAAGCAATCTTGATTGTGGTATTTTCTTGAACGGAGCAATTGGTCGATTGAATGATTTTTCACCAACAACATGATCATATTCATCATACAATCCTTTTCCTCTTACAAAATTGAAATTTGTGATGTATCCATAAAAATGATCATCCACATTAGGCTTTGTTCCTCTACCTATTATCAACGGATCCTTGTTGTCCGTGATTCTGATATTGTCATCTCTTAAATCTCTGGCCAACAACACTCCGTCTTGGAATATGTGTATTTTGTTACTGAAATGTGAAACTGCGATGTGGGTCCAAACATTCAACGATGAACTTAATGTGGCCGAGAGTCTGACTCCATTGTCCATAAAAAATTCAAGCACACCTTCGTTTATTCTCGCACCAAGATCAAAGCTTGCAGAAATTGGGCTACCCAAAGAAAATACCGTTTGTGGATTATTATTTGGAAATGAACCTGTATATGTCTGTTTCATATACCATTCGATTGTAAAGTCCAATGTGCTCAGTGCCCAATAACTGCTTGATTCAACTTCTGCACGAGAAGATCCATCAAAATACATGCTACCAGTAGGATTGTATGGGCACGGTGTTGGGGTTGGGGTTGGTGTTGGCGTCCCCGTGTTTGTCGGGGTTGGAGTTGGCGTAGGTGTCCCCGTGTTTGTTGGAGTTGGAGTTGGTGTCGGATCAACGCAAGGCAGATTATCTATTGTAACCGAAGAATCGTGCATAGACCAAAACTGGTCATTCTTCCATAGAGCAACGTACATATTGCTTCCACTCTGCACGCATATTGCATTTGGATATGTTCCAACCGAAGTAAATGTTGAACTTACACTATCTCCGGAACAATTTTTGTAATACACATACATTGTGTGGTTGGCAATGAATTGATTGCCAGTTGTATTGTCATAATCGTTTTGACCGAATACGACTGTGTATGATGAACATTGCAAAGGAACTGGAGTCTCTGTTGGCGTCGGTGTTGGAGTTTCAGTTGGAACCGGTGTCTCTGTTGGAGTTGGTGATGGAGTAGGAGTCGGTGGAAGGATTATGTATGGATAATCTGTGCTATACGAAGCACCGTTGTATTGCGTGACGGTATATCCAATCGGACCGCTGTCTGTCAAATATTCTGCCTCGCTATTAACATCAAGTAGTAGCTTGGTGTTTACTATAGGAGATATCGGCAACGGCGGGTTAAAATAGTATTCTCCAATGTTGCTGCCGCTATACAAACCCGTTCCTTTGACGAAATGGAAGTTTGTGATATTTCCTTCAAAGTATGTAGCACTAGGAACCGCTGGGTCATAGCCGATGATGAGAGGGTGCAAACCATCCGATATGTTTGTAGCGTCTCCTCCGCGAGCAATAAGAACTCCGTTTTCAAAAATGTGAATATATCCACCCACCCTACTTACCGCATAATAGTTCCAATTGTTTTCCCAGTTCGTCATCGTTGCCGTGAGAGCTTGGCTTCCGTTTTCCCAAACAATGAAGTTACCCAGTTCCACACTCACGCCGAACGACGCATTGGGATATGCGCCGAGGGTGAATAGGCGGGAATAACTGCTGGCACCAAGTTGTTGCTTTTGATACCACTCCACGGTATAGTCGCCTGTACCGACGCTCCAATCAGGACTGTTTGGTATGCTTAAATATTGCGTATAGCCATCAAAGTGAATGCTTCCTGAAGTGCTGTATGGTGTTGGTGTTGGTGTTGGGGTAGGTGTGTCTGTAGGAGTTGGCGTGGCACTCGGCGTAGCAGTTGGTGTCGGAGTGGATGTCGGCGGAACAGGAGTGGCGGTTGGCGTCGGCGTAGGAGTATCTGTAGGTGCAGGAGTATCCGTCGGCGTTGGCGTCGGCGTCGGAGTGGATGTCGGCGGAACAGGAGTGGCGGTTGGTGTCGGCGTAGGAGTATCTGTAGGAGTTGGAGTATCCGTTGGTGCAGGTGTTGGTGTCTCCGTATCTGTTGGTGTCGGTGTCGGCGTAGGAGTATCTGTAGGAGTTGGCGTATCTGTAGGGGTCGGCGTTGGCGTCGGAGTTGGTTCTGGGAAATTACCCTGATACTCATTATACTCTGTCAATATTTCTCCACTGCTAAGTGCGCAATTATAAATCTTGATCAATCCAATATTACCGAGGAAATATGAAGTAGGAATACCAACAAAGTGAGAACCTATGTATGTGTTTTCAGCGGTGTAAGTTTCTGTTACAGAAGTTTTTATGTCAACTTGAACGCCGTTCTTGTACAACGCCATTGTATTTGTCGCATCATTGAATGTGACAGCGACCTGATACCAAGAGTTTGGAGTTATAGGATCTGATACAACAGAATAATTTCCGCCTACACCCGCATACAGATTTCCACTGCTTATCCAAAATGGACTATTCTGACTTGATACTATATTTCTTGCCTGAGTTACTTCTGTTGGAAATACCCACGCTTGAATTGTGTATGAAGTTCCTGTATTAAGCGGTTGACCAATGCTGATATTACTACTGCCATTGAAATAAAATGATCCGCTGAAATCTGTGGTCCATGTTGCGCCATTTATACTGCCAGACAAGCTTGAAGTATCAGCAAGATTGTACCAAGTGTTCCCACTTTGCGGATATGAACTTGTATTTTGGGCATCATAGTATGCAACAAGACATGATACGGGAGCATATGTTGGAGTTGGTGTTGGGGTAGGAGTAGCGGTGTCGGTAGGAGTAGGCGTTGGGGTTGCCGTGTCCGTTGGCATTGGTGTCGGAGTCGGCGTGTCGGTTGGTGGCAGCGGCGTTGCTGTTGGAGTTGGTGTCGGAGTCGGCGTGTCGGTTGGTGGCAGCGGCGTTGCTGTTGGAGTTGGTGTTGGAGTCGGCGTGTCCGTTGGCGGGATTGGCGTTGCTGTTGGAGTTGGTGT